TAAGTGGAAGCATTTTGCGCTTACTTGTGTAACAGACCCCAATTGAATCGTATCGGGGTAGTTCGCCATCGCAACTTGAATGGCATATTTGTCAATTTCGGATGCGAAGTATTTGTCAACTTTAAATCCTGATCTGTCGAGTGCTTGCCTTCCGCAAGACATTCCATCGAATAATGATAGTACGTTCATAGTTTAGTCAAATGATATTGTTAAGTATTCCCCAGGATTGGGGATGTATAGTGATAGTTTATCGGAGCAGTATTGCTGTATACGTTCAATGAATTCGTTAAACTCCCACGTTGCAAGAGCAGAACTTTTCCCTAATGATTTAAGAACCTCACCTGTTTCCGTGTTTACGATTTCTGTAACGAGGCAGTTGGCTTTGACAAAGTCAAACACCCACTCCTTACTCTGAGCTTCGTTGATGCCCAATTCTATTAGTCTGTTTCGTATGATGGGAAGCACGGCACCGTGCAGATAACTATTCTGTGGGTTGCTACGCTTTCTTCTGTGTTTCTCTATTGTGATATCGACATCCATTCCTTCGAATGAAACCATTGTCTTCGCAAGTAATTCCCTATTACTTGTTATTTTTCCGTTTACTACGCTTGTGGTTATCGTTACTTTCATAATTTCTCCAAAGATATATTACGTAGCTTAATCAATTTCAATAAGAAATAACATTCCTCCAAGTAAGACTCATATACTCTCGACTCCACATTAGCGTTGTTAAGGTAGTTGCGGTGAGATATAAACGTCTTTCTAACGTCAGGTATACTAATGTGTCTCCAAGTTATAGATACGCTCTCAGGGAGGCTATTATTCATTGTGTGAATTATCTTATCGGCTAACTCCTTTTCCATTATATTAAATCGTCATCTCTCATCCAAGATGAGTCGGTAAAGTTACTGAAGTTGGTTGATGCTGTTGGCACAGGTAGTGGTGTTGCGTAGTCATTGATAGCGAAGAACTGACTTAGGTTGTAGTTGTGTCTGAACTCAACAGAACCCGTTGCTCCATGTCGATGCTTCTCAAACAGATAGAATATCTCGTTGGTGTATGGTGTACCATCATCCTTCTGTAATCCATAGTACGCAGGGCGATAGATGAATGCTACAGTGTCAGCATCCTGTTCCAAGCTACCCGATTCACGTAGATCAGATAGTAATGGCTTCTTATCAGGACGCTTCTCACAATCTCTATTCAACTGCGCCAAGGCAATGATTGGAATGTTAAGTTCCTTCTGCGCTGAACGTAGTATCCTACTAATCTCAGCAATCTCATTCTCTCTATTACTACCCTTGTTGCCTTCCAATGTCATCAACTGCAAGTAATCAATGATTGCCCAATTACATTTACCCTTGCGATGTTGCTGCTTCATAACACGTACTGCCTGATGTACACCACATCTTGCCTTGTCATAAATCATAAATGGAACATTCTCAATCTTACCAATGGTGCGCTCAAACTCCACCATCTCATCTTGCGTTAGTGTTCCATCACGTAGATGCGAACCAACGATGTTATCAGTATGCTGTAGAATTAAACGCTGCGTTAGTTGGCTCTTGTTCATTTCTAGGTTGAAGTAAATGCCGGGCTGACCACTCTTCACTCCGTGAAACAAAGCTAATGCCGTCTTACCCATTGATGGACGAGCAGCAATGATTATGAATTCATTCTGCCATCCGCCAGTGTATTTGTTAATGCTTCCAACACCAGTTTCCATACCCGATGTCTTACCGCTCTTGTATAGTTCCGAACGCTTGTAGTATAGTTCCCTCTCATCACTCGTTAGTTCAGCAAGCGTGATTAGATTGTCGCTGCTTGTATTCGTGTCGAGGAGTTCTGTCATCTTCGTTCCGATGCTCATAGCAATATCAGACCCCGACTTATTCTCCAATAGCCCCATAGATTCTTGTGCAATGACTAATGCTACCTGCCGTTTGATATGCTCATCCTTCAACTCATCAACGTATTCGTTAACGGGTTCGTTGTATGTGATGGATGTAGTCCATGGAGTAATCTTATGGATATCCAATTGTGATATTAAATCCATCGCCTTACCCTTGGTGATTAGATTAATCAGGTTGGGTGTTTTCCCTTCTTTAAACAGCGCCTCTACAACTCTGAACACTTTGATACAGAATTCATCAGTGAATAGATTAACGTGGAGTTGTGGGATGATATCACGGAAGTGATCTCCTGGCGATAGTAGTACGCCAAGGATGGCTTGTTCTGTTGTTACGTTTCTCATAGCTTATTTGATTTGTAATCCGTTTGATGCTCTACTGAATGTGTTCGGCGAGGCCGCCGCCCCATTCTTATTTTTTTCAAAAGAAAGATTTGAGGGGAAATTGTTTTTCTTCCATCTTTCTAATCGAAGATTTGTTTGCCACGTTGTTTCTAGTTGGAATCTCATCTTACCTTTCCCATCCAACTCTTTCCAATATTTATAAAATGCTTTAATCATATCGTGGTCATGATTCCCATGATGCTTACTTATGTCTTGTTGGAATTCTTCTTTAGTCCAATTTTTAAAATTTGATTTATCCTTGTTTACTTGTTTCTTTGTTTGTTTGTTTATTTGTTTATCTATGGGTACAATGCTGACACCAGTGCTTGAACCAATGCCGTCACTATGCTGAGTGCTATGCTGTATCAATGCCGAATCCAATGTCGTAGCATTTTCGTAACAGCACTTTTCAGAACAAATTCTAATTATACAAGCTTGGTATTGGTTCTTAGATTCCTTTATTATCTCTATGAAACCCCACTCATGTAAATCTCTTAGGGCGTTTATGTATGTCGCCTTATTGCCTATTGATAATCCTTCCATAGTATCTTGGGTAGGAATGCCAAACTCTCTTTTCCAACCAAGCCTATTGTTCAATTCAATACACCAAAGAAAGATTGCCGTATGCTGACATTTAGCTTCTTTGTTCTCGAAAGAGTAGTTAAACCACCATCGAGATAAATTGTAGCCGTTCATAACTCATCAAATGGATTATTTTTTTTCAACTCATCCCATCTTATTGCCTTCTCAAGCAAACGGCTTTTTGATACGTCTATGAGATCATTGAAAATAATTTCTTTAGATACGTCTTTATTATCATAAGCTAAGAAGCTACATTCCATAATAAATAGACAATACTCTCTAATCAATTCTTTTTGTTTATTATTCATAACAATAGAAAGCCCTATGAAGACTGCGGTGGAATCGGCTTTGATATAATCTCTGCCTCGCAGTCACCATAGGGCGACAATGTTTTACATTAATTCAGGATTCCACCTCTGAACACTGCAAAGATAAATATTATTTCGATACTTTTATATCGTAGTAGAAAGAATCAGTATCCTCTACCACCCATCTGTTAGATTGATTCTCTACAGAAATCAATTCCGTATCCACCTTATACTGCTTCAAGTCATCAGGAATAGGCTTAGTTACCCAGTTGCTATCCTTCCAAAAGATTCTGTTGTTAGGTTGACACATCAGATACCCCTCATCAGATTCGAACACATGACCACACTTGTAGTCAGAAGGCTCATCGCTGTACGGATTATCATACCAATCAACGGTGAAGATGTACGTTGCCCATACTTTCGAACCATCTCTCAATACAATTTGAGCTTTATGGAATGCTAGGAAGTCGTAAGCAATAACTGAAACATTCTCGCTGAAACAATCCCATAGCTGCTTAAAATTATTAGGTATGTCGTTGGTTACTTTCTTCGTATAGATTTCAGATAAAGGAACTCTACTTCTCACCATTCCTGTGTCGGTCATAACGTGGAACGTAAGTATCTGTCCAGAGCAGGATTGTATACCGAATACGTACACGTTGTAGTATTCATTGTTATGCTCTTGGTTCTTGGTGAAGTATGACTTCTTAACCAATGCTTTAAATGACGGAATGTTAGAATTTAGTTTCATCTATTCCTATGTTTATTGTGTTACAATACGACAAGATGTTGAAACAGTTGTTTTATTATTCCCTGTTCCTGATGTCACCTTCCCATTCATATAATTCATATACTTCTTCGCATCCCT